GGGAAACTGGATCGCAGGTCATTTCTTTGATGACTGGCAATTCTAACCTCCACTCTGTCAACGCAGTCGCTCAAATTGTCTACAGCGGAGACGAGAACTGGGTACCCGAGTTTTCTCGCGGGTTCTCAGTTGCCGCCTCAACAGTCGCAGCTTACACAGACGTCCTTACCAACGACGCCTCTCTTGCCTTCAACGTCGCCATGAACACCCGGCGAGAAATTGGCATCCCATGGTACTCCATGGTATCCCAACTTCCCGCCGGTCCGGTCTATCGCCGATCAGATGACAATTCCACTGCCATTCCAGCCTACGTTCCTTTTGCCTTCCTCAAGCTCTACATCAAACGGGACTTCCTTCAATCTGATGGAATTCCTTACACCATCGCTCAAAACGTTGGTCCCAACTTCCAGTTCTCACAGTTCATGGGGGCCCCAAAGTACATTCTCTATGATGCTACGGATGCTCCCCCACCAACTGTGGCAACTGGTCGTGTCGCTGTCCCAAAAGTCGCAACCAATCCTCCTACTGGAGGAGCTTCTTTCCAAATGGATACAATCGAAGTCCGAACAAACGTCCTCAAGTGCTGCCTTTGCACCGCAAAGCCAGCTTCTATGGTCGCTTTTGTTCGCCACCTTCAATCATCTCATCCCAGAGATTTTGAGAAGGTTCCCTTCATTTGTCCATTTTGTCAGAAGCAAGGTTTCCTCGCCAATTGGTCAGAACACAATGCGGAATGTAAGATGTTCGATAAACTCGAATGTCCTACATGCCGCGTTGTGGTCTCTGATGGCGAAAAACTCCGGAACCACATTTCCAACGCTCACCCTGCTCTCAAGCTGGGCATTCCTTTGCCTCGCTCTCCGCCTTTGGGTTTTCGCAATAAGATCTCGACAATAGGACAGCCGTCCCGTTCTTCAGATCTTTCCCTTCAAATGTTCCAGATCCCCCAAGCCATCATCAACATCGGAGATGCTGCCAAGAGACTCGGAGATATTCTACCAAATGATAATCTCCAAGAGACCCTTGACAACCTCTCCGGTGCTGCCATCAATTCTTCGATGTGCATGACTGATGCCTTTTCTGGATTTTCCAACGCCACCCAAGAACTTGCTTCTGCTGCCACGGCTTCATCGCTAGGTATGAACGAAGCGTTCCTTGGGATCAATCACGCCACCGCCAAACTTGCTACTGCTACTGATCGAATTTCTGGAATCGCTCCAAACATTTCCGACTTCTTTGACAGCGGGAAAGCCAC